CTTCGAGAAAATTTTCAGGTACGTCTTCTCTAAGACCAGCTTTTTTTTCAATCGGCGCTTGTTTGAGAAGTGTGACCGCTTCTGTCGCAAGCTCTGATCCACTTGCAGCCGCGCTCCGGACGCCAACATTTGCGGTCTTCCCTATCCAGTTTTTAGCCATCCGCTCGGCTATTTCTTTTCCAACTATTTTTTTGAGCGGGGCGGTAATAGCGCCAAACTCGAGAAGCTCCCCGGCTGTCTCGAGGCCGGACTCCCAGAGGGCGTGTTTATTGGCTTCTTTATTGAAGGCCGCTGCTGTTTCAAACCATTCTTTATCTGACAGAATAGGCTCACCCGCTTCTTCCCTTTTCTCATTCAGGGCATCCCGGTAGGCGCGCATGATTTGGTTTTTAGCGGCAGATGTTAGCACTCCGGCTGAAGCAACACCAGCGCCAACATAACCGCCAACCGGGTTCCCTCCGGTTGCAGCCAGCCCTGCAGCACCGCCAGCACCGCCGGACACCATGCCCAGGCCGGTGTAACCCATGTTTGACATGGCCTGTGCAACCCCAGCAGGCGTTAGTCCTAAAAACTTATCACCTGTGTTTATGCCATGCTTCTGAAGATACTCCGCCGTCATTTTATCAGACTTAGACTGAAGCCGTTCTGCCATCGTAAGGTCTTCTGCATATACCCCGGCATTTTTACTGACGCCCTTTATGGCGCCAACAGCGGATGACAGCAGACCCATGCCCGCAACAGGAACGCTTTCAATAACGGCAGCAGCAGTATCCTTTAAACCGCTTCTTGTCGCTGCTATATCTTCTTCGATTCCAGCAGCGCTGGCAAAGTTATCAAACGACATTGTTTGATACTTCGGATTCGCGTCATAAACCGCTTTGGCAAGAGCAAAAGAATCTATGTTTGGGAGGCCGCCGTTTTTCTCCCGGATATATTTTAAAAGAGCCATTAAGTCATTCTCTATTATTATTCATTAGAATTCGCGTTTTTAGCCCTGAACTTTTCCATAAACGTCATCTTTTTCTCAATTTCCCTTCTGGTCTTCAGTTTTTCGTTTCTTTCTTCTTTAGAAATAAGCGGAGGTGCATTCGGATCATCACCGACAAAAAAATTGACCTCACTGCTCCCCACACCAACCGACGAGGCTGGCAATATTGTGTATCCCCTCTTTCCAAGCAACCCGCCGTTATCCGGCTTAACGACCAACTGTTCGCCAGCCATTTTGCTTAATAAGTCTATGGTCGTCTCGTCCGGCGGCCGGCCTTTTATTCTTGCCCCAACCGAAAACTTCTTGACGCCGAGCATCTGTGCGGCAAGATCATTAAATCGTTTAATATTAACAAGGTCTACCTCCCCGCCGCCATCGCTACCGTCACCTGAACCATACGGTCCAATCTTAAACGCAGGCCCCTTGTGTTTAGAAATATTCGGGATAACGTTCCCGTTTTTATCAACATACACCTGTGAGTTGTTATGCTCCCTTATCTGTTGCCCATAACCATACGGTCCAATTTTAAACGCAGGTCCCTTGTGTTTAGAAATATCCGGGATAACGTTCCCGTCTTTATCAACATACACCTGTGAGTTGTCATACTCCCTTTCTTTATAACCTGGAATATACGGTCCAATCTTAAACGCAGGCCCCTTATGTTTAGAAATATCCGGGATAACGTTCCCGTCTTTATCAACATACACCTGTGAGTTGTCATCCCTTATCTGCTGTCCGTAGATTGCTCCTTCATACTCTCCGCCGGACAACATGCCTTGGGTTACTGGTCTTCCGTCCTTTGTGTATCCAATAATCTTTTCTTCATATTGTTTTGCTCCGAGGGCCTTTTCTCCAACCAGAATTTTTTTTAGTTCTTCTTGCCGGTCAGCCTCTTTCTTCTCTCCGTAATACCACTGGGCCATATTCGCAATATTGCCCAAACCCTGGCCGATTCCGCTTAAAAGACCTGCTTTCATAAATCACACGGCAGGAAACTCCCTGCTTTAGCTGGGAGAGAAATGCCGTCCTCCTTTCTTAAAAGATTTTTCTTGATAAAAGCATTCAATGTGCATATTATGGATACATTTCCCATTCCAATCGTCAATCTCAATCTGTCTTCAAGTGCAAACATTGCGGTTTCTCTCTTAATGCTGATCTTAATGCTGGCCGGAATATCCGGCAAAATTACTTGGACGCTATATGCTATCCAGGTAGCGGCTCAGTCAATAGCCGTATCGTAACGCACGATGATGCCAAAACCCCTTATGGGAAATTGCGGCGGAGTGCAGTTACAAGCCGCCTGCTTTAACTGACGGTAGTTGACCTGGCGCCTCCAAGTAATCCTGGTTTGGGCGCTTGGCCTGCCATGCCTTGTTTAACAAGCGGCTGTACCGACCCTTTCATGCCGGGCTGAGCCAGGATTTTGCCCTGGCCAGTGGCTTGTCGCTGAGCCCTTGCCTGTATCATCTGTTGAAAATTGGCGGCTTCTTTCGGATACGCTTTCTGGAGCGCCTTGATTGCCTCTATAAGCTGTTGGTTTGTAACCTTACCCTCTTTCCTTGCCTGCGAGATATATAGACTAATTGCAGCGGCTATCGCAACCTGAATATCCTCTTTATTCATCTGGACAGTTCCGGTTGCCTGTGCAGCCTCCGAGACCTCGGCAACGATCCTGCCGATAGCCCCAAGAACAACAATCGGCCTGACGGAATGGCCCTTGCTTTCAATGTTCGCTTCAACGGTAGCCAATACCCACAAGGCAACGTTCGCAATAGCAGAAGGGATAACATCCTCTTCTCCTTGAACGATCTGTTGTGCATCCTGTAACGCATCTGGGAGTTGTCTTTCGACGATGCCGTTCTTCTCATCGTAGATGATGGACATCGCCATCGCCGTCACTTGCTCGACCTGCTGGTCAAAATTAGCCGGCAGTTCCTGGCCGCGTGGCTGCCTCGCCGCTTGCTTTCTTTTTTTCGTTTTTCTCATTACATCGTCTCCAAATATCTGTTGCTGTAGCTTGGACTAAAAAACAACCTATTGTCTTTAAAGCCAAAGCTCATAGGCGGAGACATCGGAGCTGCTTCGAGTAGGCTCGTATTAAGCCGCTGCCGTTTCTCTTCCACCAATCTTTCAGCTTTTGCAGCCCTTTCATCTTCGGACATTCCCTGGTAAACACTGCCAAGGGCGGTCGTCCCTCCTACAAGAACAGCATATTTCCCAAATTCTGACTTAGGCATTATCTTTCCGAGTCCGCTAAGGAGGCCCGCCTGCTGCGTTGGTTGTTCGGCAACGGCCTGGGTCTTTATGGCATTACCCAATCCTTCCGCGACGTTCCCGGTTGGGTTGACTGCTGTAGTCCCCGCCTTAACCGGGGCGCTGCTTACCGCGCCGGAAACTGGTTGTTCTTGCAAAAGACCGGCCTGCGACGCTTTAAGGGGAACACCAGCCCCGCTTGCCGGCGCGCCGACGGCGGCGTTTCCTCCAGCCCCGCTTGCCTGCGCGCCGCCGCCGACGGCGTTTCCTTCAGACATGGCCATGGTGCTACTAGCTGTGACGTACCCACCGATTGCTCCGGCAATGCCGCCTGAAATTAACCCGCTTTTAAACGACTTGCCAACGTCCTGGCCTGTTATAGCTGCGCCGACCGCAGAGATAGCGCCACCCACAACAGCACCGACGATCGCCCCGACAGCTATCGAAGAGAGGTAGCCTGATACACCAACGGCCGCCGCCGAGCCAGCCAGACCTCCTCCTACTGCCGCTGCTACAGCTATAACTGCTGTTGCCATTTTGATAACCTCCTTATAATGTTGTTGACGGAACACCCGACCACGGCAATGTCAATCCGTTTACCATTCTTCAGGTATCCATCCTTAATGATTCCAATTTTCTCCATCCCGATTGATTCACTATACATCATTGTCGAGATAGAAATAACCGGAATTTTTGATATAAATCGTTCAATTACAGTGTTCTCCTTAACCCACCTGGCGGCGCTCAGCGTGTTTCGCATCACGTTTTTTTTGTCGGTCGTGAGAAGATGCGCCTCATATAAAATTGAGTTCACGCATGACAGGACAAACGCAGTGCGTTCAGACGACATTAAGACGATTACGGAAGGGCACGTCAGTAAATGCTTAGCCACATCGAACATGCTCCCGCTGTGATCGTCCGTGATCTTTTCTTTTTTCGCATCAAGCAGCCCGTAAAACCACTCAAAGTTTTTCAGCGTGCATTTCAATTTTTGTGGCTCCTGTTATTTCAGTTGGTCTTTTTAACTCTACCAAATTTATCAAGCATCGGGGCTATCAAATTTATCAAGCATCGAGGCACTATCCCCGGCTGATTCATCAAACATCGAGACATCATACCCGGTTAATTCATCAAGCATCGAGGAATCATACCCAATTCCCGGTTAATGCATCACATGCCGGGATAATATACCGGGAGACCATACGTGTCATAATATAACGGGGCACTATGCCCGGCTGATTCATCCGAGGCACTATGCCCGGCTGATTCATCCGAGGCACTATGCCCGGCTGATTCATCAAACATCGAGACATCATACCCGGCTAATTCAGCAACGAGGGCCATGTTCTGCGTGGTATAATCGTTCAGCTCGTTCAGCATAGTCGTTTTCGTCTCCGTATTGAGCTCCGGAGATGTCAGGATGTTTGTCCTTTCAGTCATATTCTGCTGTGCCAGGAGTCGAAGGCTCTCCGACGTGCTTGCTTTTAAATCGGCATCTATGTTCATTTGGCCGAGGGCCTCGTTGTATTCAAAAAGCTGAGACTGCATTTGGGTATCATAATTAAATGCCTGCTCTTTTTGCCTGAGGATGTCGGCCGCATTCGCTTCCTGAAGAGCGGTGTCATATTTAAATGCCTGCTCTTTTTGCCTGAGGATGTCGGCCGCGTTCGCGTTCTGAAGAGCGGTGTTATATTTATATGCCTGCTTGTTTTGCTCGAGGATGTCGGCCGCGTTCGCGTTCTGAAGAGCGAGGTCATATTCATATGCCTGCTCTCTTTGCTTGAGGGTGTTAGCCGCACTCGCGTTCTGAAGAGCGGCATTATAATTAAATGCCTGCTCGTTTTGCCTGAAGGCGTTGGCCGTGCTCGCATCCTGAGCCGCAATCGGAAAAGCTGATTCAATAGCAGCCTTCTCCCCTGTTCCAGCCGCAATACTGGTGTTTAACAAGCCCCTTTGGTTTGACGCTTCAGCCGCATTTGCTCTGGCCGTTTTAATATATGGGTTGTCTTTGCTCAACAAGTTGTTGAGGCGGCCCTCAACGGTGTCAACATTAAAAGGCGCCTGGTTTTTTGTATCAACCGCTATCGGAACGACAGGTTTAGGCGCAATCCTGGCCGCAGGGGACGTTCGGTTTGATAAAAGACCGCGGACGCCTGGTTTTTTTAAATCGTTTATTGTCCATGCCATCAGGTGGCCTCCTTTTTTCTAACTTCACAAATCGACTATTTCCTGCCTCGAAACGTTTGTCAATTTTTTTTATATAGGAAACTATCGTTGTGAACACTCCCCCACCTATCAAAGATAGGATTGGGGACTTCTTGGGATTAGATTAAAAAAAACATTAAGTTTCCAATCAACATCTTTGCTCTTCTCAAAAATCTTCAATGCCTATTATTCCGTTCGGCATAATTTATTCTCTAACGCAATCGCTTCACTTACATACATTCCCCAATCCATGGAATAAATATCAATAGTTCTGTTAGTTCTGTATATTCCTCAGTAACAGCAGAATAAGCATCACTATATCCCCCAAAACTTAACCCAGCAGTTTGTGTCCCACAACCTGCTAAATAGTTTCTCGCTGTTACTAGATTACCACCAGCTAACCAATTTGTGCCATCATATTCCTCAGTAACAACAGAATTAGCGCCAGTATATCCCCCAAAACTTAACCCAGCAGCTTGTGTTCCACAACCTGCTAAAGAATATCTTGCTGTTGCTAGATTACCACCAGCTGACCAATTTGTGCCATCATATTCCTCAGTAACAGCAGAATAAGCATCACTATATCCCCCAAAACTTAACCCAGCAGCTTGTGTTCCACAACCTGCTAAACCACGTCTTGCTGTGGCTAAATTACCACCCGATGACCAATTTGTGCCATCATATTCTTCAGTAACAGCAGAATTAGCGCTAGTATATCCCCCAAAACTTAACCCAGCAGCTTGTGTTCCACAACCTGCTAAAGTATGTCTTGCTGTTGCTATATTACCACCAACTGACCAATTTGTGCCATCATATTCCTCAGTAACAGCAGAATTAGCATCACTATACCCCCCAAAACTTAACCCAGCAGTTTGTGTCCCGCAACCAGCTAAAAGTCTTCTTGCTGTTGCTAGATTACCACCAGCTGACCAAGTTGCTCCATCATATTCCTCGGTAACAGCAGAATTAGCGCCAGTATATCCCCCAAAACTTAACCCAGCAGCTTGTGTTCCACAACCTGCTAAACGGCTTCTCGCTGTTGCTAAATTACCACCCGATGACCAAGTTCCCATCGTTTATTTCCCTGATAATTTCGTAAATTTCTTTTTCTTCTCTGTTAATTCACCCTTAAGTAATAATATTTCAGTTTTCAGGCTTGTCAGTTCAATAATTTTTATTTCGCTCATTGTCTCGTCTCCTGGAGGAGCGAAGCGGAAACCCTCGCCTTCAGGCGAGTCGCTTTAGCGCTTTTCCTCTTGACAAATATATTTAATGTGCTTATTATATGAACATGAAGCTTGTAAGAACCATAAAGCTTAAACTTAATATCCCGGTAGAAAGCATCAAACCAACGTTGGACGCCTACACAAAGGCTTTTAATTTTGTTTGTCAAGTAGGATGGAATGACAGCGATTCTAATGGGGTTTCTCTGCACAACAAAACCTATCTTAAAACAAGAGAATATCTTCCGTCCCAGCTTGCTGTATCTGCCCGAATGAAAGCTACTGAAGCCATTAAGGCCGTTAAAGCAAAATTGAAAAAGAAACAAAAGGCGACCTGCCCACAAAGCAAGCAATGTTCTGTTCGTTATGATGCTCGAAGTTTCAATGTTTGGTTTGAACGAAACGAGCTTTCTCTGCTTACTATCGAAGGAAGAATCAAAATCCCTGTCTCTGTTCCTGAATGTTTTCGACAATATCTTACATGGAAACGATGTTCCGCTGACCTGTTTATCAGAAAGAATAAAGTTTTTCTGAATATAGTTTTCAGTAAGGAGGTTTCCGATTCGGAACTCTCCGGCGATGTTGTCGGCGTTGACAGGGGGATTAAGAAGATTGCAGTTACCTCTGAAAATCAATTCTTTGGCGGCGGTCAAATTAAAAGAGTTTCCAGGCGTTACGAAAAGATTAGAAGTGTTTTGCAATCTTGTGGCAGCAAATCGGCTAAAAGACACCTTCAAAAAATATCTAAGAAGGAGAACCGCTTCAGAACTGATACTAACCACGCGATAACAAAGCAAATTGTAGAATCTCTTGATAACGGAACGGTAATTGCCCTTGAGAATTTGTCTGGGATCAGGCAAACTGTAAGGCTTCGTAAAAAGCAACGTAAAGAGTTGCATAAATGGAACTTCTTCCAATTTGAGCAATTCCTTGCTTACAAAGCTGAGGCCAGAGGGATGAAGGTCAAGTATGTTGATGCTCGTTATACCAGCCAGAAATGTTCCGCTTGCGGCTACATCTCCCGTTCCAACCGTCAATCTCAAACTATCTTTAAATGTAAACATTGTGGTTTCTTTCTCAATGCTGATTTAAACGCAAGCCGGAATATCCGGCAAAATTACTTGGACGCTACATGCTATCCAGGTAGGGTTTTGGTCAATAAACCTATCGCAGGGAGTCGGCTTCAGCCGACTTACTTGCAAACTATCGGCTTATAGCCGATTAGTAATTGATGGGTGATAAATCCTTTATTAGTATCTGTTTTTTCACTTAATTTAATGTATGCCACCATTCCCGCCTTTCTTTCTCATCACTATCCTGGTAGATGTTTTTTCCAAACCCAATATATTTCGAGCATCCGCTATCGCTGTTCCATTATTTACAAGTGAAGCTTCCATTTGATATCGCATTCTCATTGCCTCCAACTGATGAGTATCAACATTATTCACTCCGTATTTCATAAAAGGCGTTAATTCCTTTTTGATTGCCGACCATTCAAGTATCTCTCGAAGCCGATCTCCAGCAGTACATTCCATATTTTTACCAATAAAAAGTTTTTTCTCAATTTCAATTTGCAATAATTCTTGTTTTAAAAAATCAGCTTCCTCCAAAATATCCCGTTTCAATATCTCAATTTCTATCTTATTCTTACGATATTCATAAGACAGCATGACCAATTCTTGGAACATGACATTTTGTTCTCTAACTGCCTGCCAATATTTCGAATCTGGAGTTGGATGTTTAATATCATTTAAAACCGACACTTCCATTTCCGTTCTGGTACGAAATATCTGCGCTGTTTTCCAAGTATGAGAAAGTTCTTCTTTAAAGTCTATAAGTTTTTGGTAATCGGCATCTGCAAAAATTAAAGAGCCCTTAATTATTTCTAAGGCGTCTATTGTTGCATTTAATTTTTTTTTCATTTTTTTACTTTCACAGTATAGTTTGTTAAATTATATCCTCACAAAATCAATTTGAATCGCCAGTTGTGTTACGGCGTCTGCTGTGCTTACAATCATAATCTCAAGTTTATCCCCAACAGCAAAATTTTCATTCTGAACAGCGCCGCCATCCATCCATTCATCGGCGCTTGTCAAAGAAAGTGCGGAAGCAAGCAGGTTGAGATTTCCATTTTTCCTTGCGTTCACAGTAGCTCCTGTGCCGCCAACCCTATATCCCTTCACATATTTTACAACACAGGCAAAGGAAGTTCTCCACACAATGATATTTAAAGTCGCATTCGCTATCCCATCAGCTTTATACAGAGTGCCGCCTCTTGAGAAGTTCGGAGAACCCACAAACCTGTTTACTGTTCCATCTCCTATAAACAAATCATGCGTATCTGTACACCAACCAGGCTCGCCCGCAGCAAGAGTTGGCAACGAAGTTTTTACTCCACGCTTAATTTTCAAGGTATTCGGCATTTATTTTCCCTACTTTTTTGCTTAACTTTCATTTTCTTTTCTTTTTTCTGTCTTAACATTCCGGCTTCTTTCCTGAGTTCATCCCTTTCAAGAACTACCCCGTGAAGTTTGTCTTCAAGAGAAACAGTGTATTCATGTTTTGCGGTTTGAAATTCTAAAAGTTTTGTTTCCAAACCCTTCACATGAACTTGCAAATTAGAAATAGTCTTTTCATGTTGAACTTTTAATTCATTGATAGTTTGTTCAATAGACATTTTCTGGGATTGGAATTCCAATGATTGCTCTTCAAGACCGGCAATTTTTTTCTTTTGAAAATCGAGAATTCTTGCCTGAAGCTTATTTTCTACTACTTTCTCGCCTATTAGCAAGACAAGGTCATCAATGGTAAAACTTATTGAAGTTTCATTTTGTTTCTTACCAGAAGTCTTTACATTTTCAAACATTACAATCTCCTATCAAGCGTTAAAATGTGCCTCCATCTATTACGCTTGAAGAATTTAATAATGTATTTACGCCCGCGCCGTGGATTCCGGTTTCTGCCGCATTATGATCAAAAGCCCAATCAGAATTAGGAGCTTTATTTGTTTCACCATTCGTTGGTGCCGCCTCAAGATATGTGGCTGCAAAGTCAATAAACTCAAGAGCAGTTGCTCCAGCATTTACCCTTACGGCTTTCGAGCCTGCGTTCGTATAGTCCGCAGGGGTATCAGTCAGTTCGATAAATGTTGTACTTCCACTAGAACCTGCAAACTGAGAAAACGCCAGGGCAGTAGTGTCAACAGTAATCGGATCATCGGTTGTCAGGACAAATCCTTTATCCCCATTAGCAGTTCCCTTCTCAGCAAAGGTAAACATTCCCGCTGTTACCTCTGCAGCCTGGTCTGCATCCATCGCTCTTGTTAAAACTGCCGCCACATTTGCCGTGCCTTCGGTGGTAACCTTATAAATACCATTGTCTGCACCTGTTACCTGATTTTTAACGAGAACACGGTCATTTAGAACTGTAGCAACTTCATCAACTGTCAAAGCACCAACAGCGCTCATAGTGAGGGTTTTTCCCACCTCTGAACCACCGGCTGTGCAGGCAGGTAGTGCAGCAGCAGTGGCTAGCTTTACAGATGCCTTGACATCAAGCCCCGTGGCCACTGAGTCAACATAGGATTTTGTGGCAGCGTGTAGAGCCGCTGTTGGATTGGCATGAAGAGACAGGAAGTTTGTCAGAGAACCGCCAGACAGTTTCAGAAAATCGGCTTCACCAACAAGTTTGTTGGCTCCTCCTTGTCCAATATAAAGTTTAAAATTATCTGTGCACCAACCAGGCTCACCATCTGTAAGCGCAGGTAACAACGAATAAACGCCTCTTTTTAATTTAATTGTACCAGCCATTTTTTCTTGTCTCTTTTTTTATTTGTTTGTTTAACTCCAGGTTCCTCCATCTATCTTCTCCGCTTCATCAACAATCCCATTATTGTTTGTGTCGTAAACTGTTTTTAACATATCTCCCGCGCCCAGGACTGATCGAACATTCGCAGCATTCTCGACTAAGTTAATTTTTTTACTGGTATATACCCCACCACCAGCAGCCTGAGACACTTCAATCAAGTCCGCTGTTGCCAGCGTGGTTATTTCGAGAAGTTCACTTATTTTCTTTGCCATGCTTTTTTTCCTTATTCTATAATGCGAATGTCAATCCCGTCTTCTGTCTGGCGCAAGTCTTCGTCTTCTGTTGCGCGGCAAATAATATAAAATGCATAGAATGGCGTACTCTCCCTGAACTCTCTCTTATTACTAAACACGTAGGCTATCTTTGGCTCCTTATGCCTTGGATCAGCCTGATCAACGACAGCCCGCCACGATATTCCCCTCATTTTCGATTTCTCGTTAGGCATCAATACCCCGCCTGCGCAATAAATACGTTGGCCTGCCCATTTTCCCTAGCCGGATGAACCGCGCGGGTCTCCTCAAGATGTTTCAGGATTGTGCAGACCAGTATATTATAAAGCGGCATCTATTTTTCCCATTTCTTCAAGGTTATATTCTGGACATTTAAGCCATACAATATGAATGGATGACATTTATTCTTTTTTACCATTAAAAATCCCGAGCTTTGAAAGCTGATAAGGGACGAAATACGCTCCGGCCACCATCAGCATCAAATAGCTGGTATCGATTTTAATCAAAACGGTTAGCGCCTCATTACACCAATTAGGATCGATGCGGTATAGTATAACAAGGCCAATGATAAAACAGTAATGAAACCAAAATGTGAGCATAGCAAGATATCGTCGGGCCTTGCTCTGCTCACTATTTTCAATAGTATGAGCCTTTTGCATATCAATAATAGCTTTAGCCGCCTCCATATTGATTTCGGACTTTTCCTGCTCAGTAAATACCAATTTGCCAATGCCATTAATAATTCCGTCTGTAGATTTTTCTACAATTCGTGCTCCGGTTTCTGCTGTTTTTAACGCTGAAGTAATCCCACTGAATATACCCATTGTCTATCCGTCCTCTAAAATTTATCCATCGACAGAACTTGCCGCCATTTGTTTTAAATTAATCACGGCGTTAAGATTTCCATTCCAATAATTAAGGAATGTCAAAGGTTTATTTTTATCAACTCACTGATCCCCTTTAAAAAAAACACCCATTCATAATTTTTTTATTCCTAATGCCGCCAACGCTCCACCAAGTATGCTGCCACAAAAAACCAACCCCTTATCAAACCAAAGCCTCCGCTCCAGAGAGGCAAGACGCCGGTCCAGATTATGTAGAATACGGAACAGCTCATAATCCCGCTGCTCACGGGTTAGCCCTTGCCAGGCTTCCCAGTTATTGATTATCTCAAAATTATTGGCCATAACAGATAGTTAACTTTTTTTTTATCAAGTTTGCCCCAGTTAGTACGTCATCAGAATAAAATAACCGTTTGCTGAATCATATCTCAAATCTACAAACTGACCGGCCGTCATGTCACCGGCAGTCAGAGTGGCTCCGTTTTTGCGCTTAATGGCCTTCACCCCAAGAGAATCCACATTAACCGTGGCACTCCCCGTGTTTGTAATGTTCACCCTGGCAACAATGTGCATGCCGTCTATATAAGCTGTTGGCGTGTACGTCAGGGCCGCCGTGTAGTTGGTCGCGGATCCGGCCAGATTGATAAAGTTTAACGTCTCGCGTTTTAACTTTTCCTCTCCGGGAAGCAGGGCGAACCCGGTCACAACCTCGTCAAACTTACCCTCAACGTCGGTGGCCCTGGCATTGTCGAGCGTTACTAGAGTGTTTGTGCTGTTATTATAATAATCGTTGCTCATCGGATCATGCCTCCAAGAGAATAATGTATCCTCACGCCATGTAGCGTAAATGGTTCAAGATATTGAGAGCTTGAATAATAGATAAAAGAATAATTTGTGTCAACCGTATCGAGATACGTTTGCTCTATTTCGCCGCCCGGATCACTCCATTTAAACCCACCCCATACACCGACCTCCCACTCAGTAGCCGTTTCAAGATTGTCTTTTTCAACAATGACGGAGAAAAACCGCTTTTTCCTGTCAGGGGTTCCAATCGAGTTGGGTGATGTCTTGAGATATGCAATAATCGCATCGCCATCAAAAGACGTCCCTTTCTCAAATTGATAGACCATCCCATCGTCCGAGCCGAAGAATAATACCTCGTTCCCAGAGCTGTCTTCGCCCGAGCATGTACATGTAATAGCATCCGGATATTTCAGCCGGGTAAAACCGACCACGCTGTTTCCGTTGAAGGCCAGGTTTATGCCTGTGCCGTCGGAAAAAAAGAGACGATACTGCTCTTTTGACTTGATCCGGAGAGAGGCCACAACAGCGTTTCTCTTCGCGCTGGTGAAATATGACTGTATTTTTTGCGATAGCGTGTTTGCTTTGAAATCACCAAACGCGGGCACCGCATCCATAGATGTCAGACCAACGTCATCGAGGAATATGGGCGACATCATCTTCTGGAGGCTCCACTCTATAGCCCCGAGTTCCCTTGAATATTCATCAAGTATCCAATCCGAAGCGCCGGTCCCCGAAAGTATAAATATGCCGTTCCGACTGAAAATCGCAAGGGTACCGCCGACCGTAATGGCAAACCCGGTCCCGGACTGGCCGATCCCAAGTTCGCTGGCGCCGGTTATGGCTGACCATTCGACGGGCTTCCCTGTTGAGCTATGCTGCACAGAGCCACCTGGAAACATTAAAAAGAGATGCCGTTTAAAGGCTGTAATATGTGTGGGAGCGTCCGTTATCATGCCGGTACGAATCGGGATGTAGTCGTTGCCGTTAAACTCGAACGCACGGTTCTTGCTGTCGCACCCATACATCCGGTAATAATCAGAAGAACCATAAAAGTTGTGGTTGATGAACTCGTACCGACCGTCAGGAGCCAGTGTGATGGCGGTCTTCCCCCCGTGGATTCGAACACTGCCGGCTGTGCCGATTGAATATGTCATAACCTGATTGCCGGTCCCGGTTGCCGCGACCGCTGCGAATAAGCTAAATTCCGGACTCCACGCAATGCCCCTCCAGCGATTATTCTCCGCACTGGCCTGGGATGTCCATATAACACCGTCCGGGCTGATCATAACCTGATTGCCCGTCCCAGTTGTCGCGACCGCTGCGAATAAGCCAAGTTCCGAACTCCATGCAATGGCTACCCAGTCATTATCCGCCGCACTGGCCTGGGCTGTCCAGACAATACCGTCCGGACTGGTCATAACCCGATTGCCGTTCCCGGAATTAGCGACCGCTGCGAATAAGCCAAGTTCCGGGCTCCACGCAATGGCCCCCCAGTAATTATTCGCCGCACTGGTCCGGGATGTCCAGGTAATACCGTCCGGGCTGGTCATAACCCGATTGCCGTTCCCGGTTGCCGCGACCGCTGCGAATAAGCCAAGTTCCGGACTCCACGCAATGCCCCACCAGTCATTATCCGCCGCACTGGTCCGAGATGTCCAGGTAATACCGTCCGGGCTGGTCATAACCCGATTGCCGTTCCCGGAATTGGCGACTGCTGCGAATAAGCCAAGTTCCGGGCTCCACGCAATGGCATTCCAGTAATTATTCGCCGCGCTGGTCTGGGATGTCCATGTAACACCGTCCGGGCTGGTCATAACCCGATCGCCGGTTCCGGACCACGCAACCGCTGCGAATAAGCCAAGTTCCGGGCTCCACGCAATAGCATTCCAGCCATTATCCGTCGCACTGGTCTGGGATGTCCAGATAATACCGTCCGGGCTGGTCATAACCCGATCGCCGGTTCCGGACTGGGCGACTGCAGCGAATAACTTAAGTTCCGGGCTCCATGCAATGGCTATCCAGTAATTATCCGTCGCACTGGCCTGGGATGTCCAGATGTCTGGGCCTACTGAACATGTCATGACCCGATTGTTGGTCCCGGAATTGGCGACCGCTGCGAATAAGCTAAGTTCCGGGCTCCACGCAATGCCCCTCCAACCATTATCCACCGCACTGGTCTGGCCTGTCCAGACAATGCCGTTCGGACTGGTCATGACCCGATTGCCGTTCCCGGACCACGCGACCGCAACGAATAAGCCAAATTCCGGGCTCCACGCAATAGCTGCCCAGTTATTATCCGCCGCACTGGTCCGGGATGTCCAGGTAACACCGTCCGGGCTGGTCATAACCCGATTGCCGGTCCCGGACTGAGCGACCGCTGCGAATAACTTAAGTTCCGGGCTCCATGCAATGGCTGCCCAGTAATTATCCGTCGCACTGGTCCG